TGGATGGTTTGATAACTCAAAGGTTATTAAGAATGATCCCGAAACATACCTTAAAAAGATATTGAACGAACAAAAAGATCAACAAAACTTTATTATAAGTGGTGAAAAGAAAGATTACACCGACTTCCAAGAGCTGTTCACAACATTCAATACTAAAACTTTGGATTATTTTGAGTCCGAGTTTTTGAACTTTAGTAGATCAATCTATGATTTTGTCGATACCTTACCAAGTTTCCAATCTACAACCGATTTGAGTATTTCTAAAAAAGATCCACAAAATGCTTCGGAAAACGATACACTTGAAAGTGAATTAAGTGAACAAACATTTAAAAATTTCCAAACGTTAGCAAGACAATTATTTAAAGTTAAAACACCAACAGGAACATCACCTGAAACAAAACTATCAAGTTTAATAACTAGTCAGAACGAAACTTTCCAAAACATCTTAACTTCATTTATGAATTATGATGTTGTGTTTAAATACGGTAATCCATCAGAGTTTGACAAAAGATTGTTTTACACATTCTCAACAAGGTTTATTGAGGATCCGATTATTTATGGATCTTATTTTCCTGGTTCATTACCAACACAAGGAGGTGGTGTGACACTAGCACAATCTAAACAACAAAACCCAAAAACTTGGGAAGCCTTAGAATATTATGTTGGTAAATCAAGCATCCCAAAATTAGCTTACACTAATAATGGTTCATACATTACCGATTTCTTTGTTGACCTTAACGTTCTTTTTAACGAGAAAAATGTCCAAGAATTTGCACCACTTATTAAAATATATGCAACGCAAAAATTGGCTAACCCAAATTTAAATCTTACTAGTTTTTACGGTTTGATGGATGATTATATCATCGAGTCTGATAACTACATAAATAATGTGTTAAATGTGATGTTACCATCGGTTAGAAAACAATTACCAAATGTGTTTATTACCGAAGATGATTCTGCAAACAGAGCACCTTTAGAAGCTGGTTTTACAGAACAAACAAGAACTGAACTTTGGGAAACATTTAAAGCGTTAAACGATAGTTGGATTGCGGGATTTGATTTTGAAAGTAAAACATTATTTGAAGATGTTATGTTGGTTGATAGAGCCAGCCGAAACGTAGGGGATAAAGTATTGGTTGATATATTCCAAATAATGGATCTTATAGATGGTGCCCAATATAAGAATACCCTACTTGACATGGTGACAACAATATTGGTTCAAAACAACTTCCAACACTTTATGTTACCGGCATATGTTAATTTTTATAATGTCCAAGATGCGCAGAAAAACCCAACACCAAGACCTGATGGTAGTCTAGAGTTTGGTAATACATTATTTGGTACATTCCTAAATGTTGATTATAGAAATAGTTCACCAAAATTCCTTTGTTATTATGTGAATAAACCAAGTGAACACTTGGATATGAAAGATAACATCGATTACAGATATAGAGATGATGCATTTGACCTAAGAAGGGCGAGTGATAATCCTTTAATTGAAAATCAAATCGATAAACAAGACTGGGCTAAGTCTAATAAAGTTGTTGGGTTTAATGTTGATATTACAAGACAAAATCAACAAATATTTAAATCATTCAGCGTTGCTCAAGATCCTGGTAAACCAACATCAGAGTCATTAGAAATGTTGAACCAAATGGCTAACGTGGATAAAAATAGAAGATCAACAACACAATCAGTTTCATTATATAACTTATATAAAAATAGAAGTTATTCATGTTCGGTGGATATGATGGGAGACGCTTTAATCCAACCAATGATGTACTTTAATATTAGAAATATACCTATGTTCTCAGGTCCTTACATGATTACAAAGGTGACTCATAATATAAGTGAGAGTGGTTTTGAAACTCAATTTGATGGAACAAGACAACCATTCTATAGTTTACCACGAATTGATAATTTCATTCAAACACTAAATGTACAGATTTTATCAACAATACAAAGTAAAATACAAGAAAGGGAAACAAAATTAAGAGAGGGATCTGACAATATACAATTCCAAAGAAATAATGTTTTGGCAAACATCCAATCACAAGAAACATTAACTAAAAATCAAGATTGTCAAACAAACATTAATCCAAGATATTTCCAATATACTGCGATCGATAATCCAACTCAAACTAGTCAAACTACAAAAGAATTGTTTAATACTATTTTTGATGTTTTAAAAAGTAAAAATGTTGGACCTACTACGGGTACTACATTCCAACAATATGCGGTGATATTATTTACATTTATATATGTTGATACTGGTAATTCATCAAAAATAATTGGTTATGAAAACAACTACTCAACTATTAATTTAAAAGAGTTCTACGGTCCTTCTTTTACAAGTTATATCAATACAAAATTCTACTGTGTTAAAAGGGGTAATGATAATAATTTACCTGTCGCTAGTTTTACCTCTTTCCAAAGCTTCGTTGAGTTTGCGTTTAATAGGGTTGTTAACATTTTAGGTAGTGTGATATCGGATGCTCAATCAGGATTAACAGTCATTAAATCTTTAGCGAAACAATATGTTCTTAATTATCCAATAAATCAACCACCTAATGTATATAATAGTTTGGTTGAAACAAATGAGATAAAATTAATTGAACAGGAATTCCAAAAAGCATATGATACTTATAAGACAGTACAAACTTTCACAATTAATTGATATTTATAATAAAAACAACTATGAACACAAAATTAATATTAGATAACTACTTGGGTAAAAATACAAGAGTTTCTGAAAAGGACATGGGTGATGGTACAAAACAAGTTTGCGACCTTGACACTGGTGATTGTTATACAGTTAGAATGAAAGATGGTCTAATTGAGAGAGTTGACAATACAATGAAAACATTTAAAAAAATACAAGTAGAAACCAATAAAGGTATAAAAACATTATTAAACGGTTAAGATGGCTATAGATGAAAAAATATTAAAAGAAATATCGAGATATAATTCTATTAACAAATATATTATGGAACAAGAAGTACCTGCTGATCCGGCGCTGGACCCTGCAGCTGGTGCTGTTCCACCAGCAGATCCTGCGGCAGCACCTGTAGATCCTGCGGCACCCGTAGATCCTGCAGCACCTGTTGATCCTGCTGCACCGGCTCCACCTACTGCACCTGATGCTGGTGCGGAACCTATTGATGTTGCTACTGATCCTGATGTTGAAGAAATTGGTGCCGAAGGTGAAGGTGAGGTTGAAGAATTAGATATCACTGATTTAGTTGATTCACAAAAAACTATGGCCGACAAACAAGAAGAATATTTTGAAAACTTATTCAACCAAATCAAAACTATGGAAGAAAAACTATCTGAAATGGATAGTTTGGTTTCTAAATTAGATAACCTTGAAACAAAATTAGAAAAGTATAGACCAAAAACAGCTCAAGAAAAACTTGAGTTAAGGTCTTTAGATTCAGGACCATACAAACAAAATTTGGCAGACTTCTTTAAAGATAAAGAAGATGAAATGGAAATGACAGGTAAAAACGAATACGTCTTAACAAAAGACGAAGTAGAAAACTTTAGCCCATCTGAAATTGAAAAAACATTCAACGAACCGATGGAAGATGAAGACGACATTTTATTAAACAGATATAATTCATAAGTTTTAAGGTCGATATTTTCGACCTTAAACTTTTTTTGGCGACACTATTTGACTATAACTTTTTATACAACTATAATTTTAACATAAACCTTTAATTTTTTTACACATGGCGACAAATGTTTTAGACGCAGTACTATCACAGTACGAACAATCAACACAGAGTTCAACAAACTCGAACTCTAAAATGTCTTCTGAAGACCGAATGAAAAAATATTTCGCGGCTCTTTTGAAAGATAATGAAAAACAAGGTCAGAGACGAGTACGTATTCTACCTACAACAGACGGATCTTCACCGTTCAAAGAAGTATGGTTCCACGAAATCCTTGTGGATGGAAAATGGCAGAAATTTTACGATCCAGGAAAAAATGACAATGAGCGTTCACCGTTGAATGAAGTTTATGAAGAACTAATGTCAACAGGTAAAGAAACGGATAAACAATTGGCTGCACAATACAGAGCACGTAAATTTTACATTGTGAAAGTTATCGATCGTGACAACGAACAAGATGGAGTTAAATTCTGGCGATTTAAACACAACTACAAACAAGAAGGAATCCTTGATAAAATCATTCCAATTTGGAAAGCAAAAGGTGACATAACAGATCCTGATAAAGGACGTGATTTGATCCTTGAGTTAACAAAAGCAAAAACACCAAAAGGCGCGACATACACAGTAATCCAAACTGTAATGTATGACGACCCATCCCCAATCGCAGAAGACGAAACTAAAATGTCTGAGTGGGTTGCCGATGAGTTAACTTGGGAAGACGTATACTCTAAAAAACCTGTTGAGTACCTTGAAGCAATTGCTCGTGGTGAGACTCCACGTTGGGACTCTGAAAAAGGTGGATATGTTTACTCTAACGATGAGGTGGGTGAAGTATCTATGGGTGGTACACCAAAAATGGAAGTCAAATCAATCAATGAAGTTGCTGATCCACAATCAAATGAAGAGGTAGACGAAGATTTACCATTCTAATTTATTAACAAATTAAATGAACGGGAGCAGTTTATTGTTCCCGTTTTTTTGTCTATATTTTATAGTAGAAATACTAAAATTTATTATTTATGGCACTTAAAAAAACAGACTTTAGTTCGTTGAAGAAAAAGTTCTCATCGGATGCAAAATATAAACCACAAAGATTTTTTGATCTTGGTCCTGACTTCTTAGATGCGGTTGGTCTACCTGGTCCTGCGATTGGTCACCTTAATATGTTATTAGGTCACTCTGATACAGGTAAGACAACAGCACTTATTAAAACTGCTGTTGATGCGCAAAAGAAAGGTATTCTACCTGTGTTCATTATTACAGAACAGAAATGGTCTTTTGAACACTCAAAAATAATGGGGTTTGAATGTGAAGAAGTGGTTGACGAAGAAACAGGTGAATTAACTTGGGACGGATTCTTCTTATTTAATAATAACTTCAGTTATATCGAACAGATCACAGATTATATTAACGATCTATTAGATGCACAAGAAAAAGGTGAATTGGATTATTCACTTTGTATTATGTGGGATTCAGTTGGATCGGTTCCTTGTAAAATGACTTACGAGGGTAAAGGAGGTAAACAACACAACGCAAGTGTTTTAGCCGACAAAATTGGTATGGGTATTAACCAACGTATTTCAGGATCTCGTAAAGCGGATTCTAAATATGAAAATACCTTAATCATTGTTAATCAGC